GTCGGCCGCCCTCTCCCCCCGCCACGCCCCGTACGGGGGTGCATAGCCATACACCCCCGTACTCGTCATTACTCTGCGTTCAACTAACTGAGTGTGACGGGCGGGTCGACCGGCCTATGCACATCACGCAGCGTCAACCTCGCGGATAAGGCTCTTGATCAGCGGCACGGCTATGGGGCCAAGGTCGAACCACTCCCCGAGCACACGCCTGTGCCTGAGGCGCCGATGCAGGGCCAACTCCAGTCGTCGCCCGCCACGCTGCTGGTACAGCACTTGGATCATGGACCTGTCAACGTCATGGGGAATCAGAGTTTCGTCGCTGTTACGCCGGAGCGTTTCTATCCGCAACCGGGGGCAATCGGCGATGCCGATCTTCACCAAGTAGTGGCCTGGCGTTCCGGCGACATAAAGGCATCGCCCGACGGACTCTCGATAGATCTTGGCAGCGCCTGTAGCGTCCACGTCTGTCGACTCCTACTTAGTCGGCCACAGCCCGGGGGTGTTAGCGCACCCGCCGGGTCTTATCTTGACCGCGATCGTATGCGGTGGGTACGACACTTTCGGCAGGCGTTGGGGGGAAGCCCATGCCCCCTCGCCGGCGGCTGGCCACCGTTCCGAAGGAAGCCACGCGTGAACGCGCCCCAGACCTACGGGACGCCGTCAAATCCGCCGTCGACGCGATGGACTGGCTCACCGCCACCGACCAGGCGATGAAGACCCTCGCCCTGCGCCAGGCCGAGGAGATCGAGAAGGCCGTCGACCGGGCCGAGGAAGCCTCGCAGATCATGCGCGACGCCGACGGCGACCCGGGCGTCTACAAGCGGCTCAAGGCGCTTGAGGCGATGTGCGAGGTCACGAAGACCGTCGGCTGGCTCGGCCCGCAGCTGCAAGGCGTCCTCCGCGATCTCGGCGGCACGCCGAAGGCGCGCGCCGAACTGAAGCAGGACAAGCCGGTGGGGAGTCGCCTTGCCCAACTCCGCGACGCTGCCGACAAACGAGAGGCCAAGTAGCACCCTGCTCGGCTGCACCACCCCGAGGATCTTCACCCCGCCGCTGGCCGCCGGCCGGCCAGGACCCTGCGGATGTGGCTGCGCGCTGACCCCGGCGACGTCGCTGGGCTTCTCCTGCGTCGAGTTCGCCGAGCAGGTGCTCGGCTTCGACCTGATGCCGTGGCAGCGCTGGCTGCTGATCCACGCGTTGGAGACCCGCGCGGACGGCCGGTTCCGGTTCCGGACCGTCCTCGTGCTCGTCGCCCGGCAGAACGGCAAAACGACCCTCGTCGAGGTCAAGAACCTGTGGAAGATGTTCGTCCTGCGGGTGCCCCTGGTGATCGGAACCGCGCAGAACCTCGACATCTCCGAGGAATCCTGGGACAAGGCCGTCGAGATCGTCGAATCGGTGCCGGACCTCGCCGCCGAGGTGGCCCACGTCGACCGGACCAACGGCAAGAAGGCACTGCGGCTGACGTCCGGATCCCGGTGGAAGATCGCTGCCGCTTCCCGCAAGGGCGGCCGCGGACTGTCCGGCGACGACGTCAACCTCGACGAGCTGCGCGAACACCACACCTGGGAATCCTGGGGCGCGGTCACCAAGACGACGATGGCCCGCCGGAAAGCCCAGATCTGGGCCTACTCCAACGCGGGCGACGACCGGTCGGTAGTCCTGAACGACCTGCGGGAAAAAGCGATCGCAGCCCTGGCCGACCCGGAATCGTCGCTGGGGATCATGGAATGGTCGGCGCCCGACGACTGCCCGATCGACGACATCGCCGGCCTGCGGCAGGCGAACCCGGCGCTCGGCTACCCGCAGGGCATCACCATGGACGCCCTCCTCTCCGCGATGGAGACCGACCCGGAGCCGGTCTTCCGGACCGAGTGCATGTGCCAGCGGGTTCCCGACCTCACGCCGTCGAAGATCCCGATCACCGCGTGGGTGAAGTGCGCCGACCCCCGCTCGAAGATGGTCGGCGGCCTGGTCCTGACCTGGGAACTGTCCTGGAATCGCGAGTTCGGCGCGATCGGGGTTGCTGGGTACCGCGCCGACGGCATCCCCCACGTCGAACTCGTCGACTACCGGGCCGGCCCGGACTACATCCCCGGCCGGATCGGTGAACTCACCGCCAAACACCAGATCGCCGCGGTCGTGTTCAACCCCGGCGGGCCGGGTGCGTCGATGCTCACCGAGGTCACCGACCGGCTCCCGGTGAAGCTCGAACCGAAGGGCATGACGGCTAGGGACCAGGCCAACGCCTGCGGCCGGATCTACGACGCCGCGACCACCGGCGCGATGCGGCACCTCGGCGACGACCGGCTCCTCGAAGCGCTCCGCAAATCGGCGACGCGGCCGCTCGTCGACGCGTGGGCGTGGGACATGCGGACCTCCACCGGAGAGATCAGCCCGCTGTCAGTGGTGACGAACGCGCTGCACGGCCTGTACGTGTACGGCAAGCTGCCGCAGCCCGCCCCGCCGCCGGTGGTCACCCTGACCGGCTCGGAAGCCTCGCGAGGCAATGACTACTTCAACGTTGGGTTCTAAAGGTTCTTCCGCAGCATCCACATCATCAGGCCGCCGAGTACTCCGAAGACGACGTTCAGGATGAGCAGCTCCACCACAAGATCACTCACTCGCTTCCTCTCCGCTCGAAGAGCAGGTCGTCATACCGGTTGTAGCCCGCGTACACCCGTACCCGCCAGGGAGCGCCCAGCTCGTCGAGGCAGTAGTCCGCGACGCGCCGATCGGCGATCTCGTCGGGCGTCGCCTCGGACACCTCTGTGCACGGTGGGTCCAGCGGTCGCCACGCGTCACCGGCTGCCGCGTCGACTGTGACCGAATACCACGTGCTGCTCATACCGGGGAGGGTACGTGGCTGTCACCGCACCGACGACTGAAATCGGCTACGTCCAGGCACCCAACTACAACTGGTGGCAGTACGACAACGAAACCACCCCCGAACTGGTGTGGCCGCAGTCCGTCTACGTCTACGACCAGATGCGCCGACAGGACGCGCAGGTTGGCTCTGTTCTTCGAGCAGTCACCGAGACGTTGCTGCGCACGCCGTGGCGGATCGACCCGGCCGGCGCGCGAGCGCGGGTGACGAAGTTCGTCGCCGACGACCTGGGCCTGCCGATCGTCGGGAAGAAGCCCTCCCCGCCGCCGCGGCTGAAAGACCGGTTCTCGTGGCCGTCGCATCTGCGCGAAGCGCTGCTGATGCTGCCGATGGGGCACGCCTACTTCGAGCAGGTCTACCGGGTCACCCCCGACGGGTCGGCGGCGCACCTGCGGAAGCTCGCCTACCGGCCGGCGAAGACGATCGAGCGGATCGACGTCGCCGCCGACGGTGGACTCGTCGCGATCAAGCAGTACTGGACCCAGACAGATAGAGAACCCCGCCCCATTCCGGTGAATCACCTCGTCGCGTACATCCACGCGAAAGAGGGCGGAAACTGGCTCGGCACGTCAATTCTTCGCAATTGCTACAAGAATTGGCTGCTGAAAGACCGGTTGCTGCGCGTTCAGGCGCAGACGATCGAACGCAACGGCATGGGCATCCCGCTGTACAAGGCCGCCGAAACCGAGACGGACCTGAGCAAGGGCCTCGGTATGGCGACCGCCTGGCGAGCCGGTGAAGCCGCCGGCTCCGCCGTGCCGTTCGGCGCCGACCTCGTGCTCCGCGGCGTCGAGGGCACCCTGCCCGACGCCATGCCGGTCATCGAGTACCACGACAGCCAGATCGCCCGAGCGGTCCTCGCGCACTTCCTGAACCTCGGCCAGCAGACCGGCTCGTGGGCGCTCGGCACGACGTTCGCCGACTTCTTCACCATGTCGCTGCAGACCCTGGCCGAGCAGATCCGGGACACCGCCACGCAGCACATCGTCGAGGATCTCGTCGACATCAACTTCGGTGAGGACGAGCCCGCGCCCCGCCTGGTGTTCGACGAGATCGGCTCCCGGCAGGCCGCGACGGCGCAGGCCCTGAAGACGCTCGTCGACGCCGGGGTCATCCACCCCGACGAGGTGCTCGAGGAAACCTCCCGGCAGCAGTACGGGCTACCGCCGGCCGACCCGGCCACCGCAACCACCCCGCCGGCCGCCCCGTCACCGGCGGAGCCGGCGCCCACGCAGATGGGCGACCTGAGTACCGCTGCATCCGAATAGCCCCACAGCCCACGCATCCCACCGAAGGAGGTGCGCGGGCGATGACGCATGCCCTGAACGCGGCCTACGAGTCCGGCTCACACCCGCATGTCCCGGCCGGCTCGTCGACGGGCGGGCAGTTCGCGCCGACCGGCGGTAACGACAAGAAGGCGCCGGCGAAGACCTCTCCGAAGGGGCACCCGACGCCGAAGCGGCCATCCCGGCACGCGCAGCACGATGACGGCACGCTCTCCTACGACGCGAAGACCAACCGCGGCGCCGGGTACGGCAGCAAGGACGGCGACCCGCGCGTCCACAAACTGCAGGAGGCACTGAACCGGCTCGGTCTCAAAGACTCCGCCGGCAAGCCGCTGAAACTCGACGGGAAGCTCGGCCCGCGAACCACCGCCGCGATCCGCAAGGCGCAGCACCGCCTCGGCCTCCCGGTCGACGGAAAGGTCACGCCGGCGCTGCTGGCCAAAATCACGTCGGCGAAAACCCTCACCAGGGCGCCGGCGAAGAAGGCCACGAAGGCCGCAGCCGACGAGCCCTACGGTGACGTCGGCTACGCCGACCCCGGCTACCAGGCGGACGGCAAGAAGCGCTACCCGCTGGACTCCGAAGAGCACTGCCGCGCGGCCTGGTCGTACATCAACATGCCGGACAACGCCTCGAAGTACTCCGCCGAGCAGCTGGCCGGCATCAAGGCGAAGATTAAGGCGGCCGGCCGGAAGTACGGCATCGACTTCGCAGACGAGGTGAAGGCCTCGGCGTCGGCGCTGCGCGACGTCGAGCTGGCCCGGCCCGGCATCTGGAAGCTGTCGACGGGGCCAACCGAGTTCACCGACCAGATGCTCCGCGACGCCGCCGACTTCTTCGCCGCCTCGGGTGGTCAGGCGGTGCCGGTGAAGCTCGGCCACGTCGACGACCGCTTCGACGGCGAACCGACATTCGGTTCGGTCACGAACGTCCGCTACACCGAGGACGACCGCGGGCCGGTCCTGCTCGGCGACATCGTCGACATGCCGCAGTGGCTCGGCGCCGCCGCCCCGAAACGCTGGCCCAACCGCTCCATCGAGGGCTGGCAGAACTTCGAGTACGACGGCCGCGAGTACTCCCTCGTCCTGTCCGGGCTCGCGTTCCTCGGCGTCACCCCGCCCGGCGTCCGCAACATCAAATCCCTCGCCGACCTGCAGGTCGCGCTCGCCGCCTCGTCGGCAACCCGCCTCGTCGCCGCCGCACCCCCGGACGACCAGGCCGCACCGCCACAAACTGCCGCCCCACCGGCGGAGGTCCCAATCACAGAAGGAGCTGGGATGACCCTGGCCAACTATCGAGAGGCACTGGCCGGGCTCCCGGACGACGCCTCCGAAGACGACGTGAAGGCGGCGCTCGAAGCGGCCGGCTTCGCGATGCAGAGCCCTCCGCCGCCCGAGACTGCCGGGGCGCCCGAAGCGATTCCGGTCGCCGCCGCCGGGACCATCGTCCTGGCGAGCTCCGTCTGGGAGGAAACCCAGAAGACGATCAAGTCGCTGACCGACCACGTCGCGAAAACCAAGCGCAACGAGCGCGACGAGATCATCGCGAAGGCGGTCGTGGCCGGGAAGTTCACGCCGGCGCAGAAGCCGCACTTCTCGCGGCTGTGGGACGCCGACCCGGACGGCACCCGGACCCTCATCGACACCCTGACGCCCAACTCGCAGCTCGCGGTGATGGCGTCCGGCTACGCGGGCGAAGGCGAAGAGGCCGACACCGAGTACGCGGCCCTGTTCGGCTCGAGCAACACAAAGGTGGGCTGACCTGTGTCTGACTACTCACCGGTCTACTCCGGCGGCGCCGTTCCATACACCGCCACCACGTCGGCAACCACGACCGGCGGCCAGGTGCTCGAGGTCACCGCCACGGGCACCGTCGGTCCGGCGACCGCGGCGTCGACCAAGCCCTGCGGGGTGGCCGCGCACGACGCCGCATCCGGCGCGAAGGTCACCGTCTGGCCGCTGGCCAACGTCGTCCACGAGATCACTGTGGTCGCCGCCGCGACGGTGACCGCTGCGGACGGTGTCATCACCGGCACCGCCGGCACCGTGAACACCGTCGTGGTCGCTACCGGCGCTGCCGCCGGAACGCTCATCGGCACCGCACTCACCACCGCGACCGCACCCAACAAGGTGCGCTTCATCGGCCGCGGCTGATACCCGAGAGGAGATAGCACATGCCTGGTACCTACCCGGCTGGCGCGCCCGTCCTCACGGGTGATTCGCTGGCCATCTCGCGGTTCCTGCAGTCGCCGACCGCCATCAATCGGCGGCTGCGCGACTACAAGGATCTGCGGTTCGTCTCCGACCAGATCCTGACCCAGCGGTTCCGTTCCAGCGGCGGCGCGGTCCTGTACGAGCTCACCGAACCGTTCATCACCGACCGCACCGTGGAAGCCGTCTCAGCCGGCTCCGAATATCCGTTCGCCAACCTGCCCACCGGCACCGCGGCACTGGCCGCGGTCAGCAAGTGGGGCCAGAAGGCACGGCTCACCGACGAGGAGATCTCCCGCAACGCCTACGCCGGGGCGGCAGTCGACCGGACGATGCGCAAGGTGCTCAACTCGATCATTTCGCAGGTCGACTCGATCACCATGTCCGCGGTCGGTTCCGGACTCGCGGACACGGCGACCCTCGGCAAGTGGGACGCCGGCTCGCCGAAGATCCTCAACGACATCCTCAACGCCAAGCGCATCATCAACGCCCGCAACCTGGGCTACGACCCCGACACCATCGTCGTGTCCGACCTCGGATACATGTCGATGATGGTCGACACCGTCATCAGCAACCTGTGGCGGCGGGAGACCACGGACAACCCGGTCTACACCGGCGAAGTCCAGCAGATCGCCGGCATGAACATCATCGTCACGCCGAACCTTCCGGTGCCTACGTCGTGCTTCGTGCTCGACTCCAAGGCATTGGGTGGCATGGCCGACGAGGTCGACGGCGCACCCGGCTACTCCGTCAGCGATCTGGCCGTTCAGGTCAAGTCGATCCGCCTCGATGAGAACGACGCGTGGGACCTGCAGGCCCGCCGCAAGACGGTCCCGGTCGTTCAGGAGCCCGGTGCGGGCCAGGAGATCACAGGGGTGACGACCTGATGGCCGTGCCTTTTGTTGCCCTGTCCGCCGTCACGTCGACTGGACCCGGGCCGTCGCACGACCTGGGTGAGTTGGCGGATCACCACACTATGTTTTTCAAGGTCACGGGCGGAGCCAGTTGGACGATCGTGCTGGAAGGTTCGCACGACGACACCAACTGGCTGGGCTTGGGCCAGGGCTCCGGATCGAGCGGTGCGCTGACCGAAGTAACCGTTCCGACGACGAGCCTTCCGGGCACCCTCGTGCGATACGTCAGGGCCAATCTCACCTCACTGACGGGTGGGTCCTCACCGACCGTCTCGGCGACGATCGCTAGTGATACGGAGCAGGACGAATGACCGACGTGAAGACCGATCCGAAGGTGGCGCAGAGCGCGCCGGCGGCCGACGCCAAGGTCGGCACGTACCGGGTGACCGCCCCGTACGTGACGCTGAAGTCCAAGAGCGACCAGGGCGGAGACGTCGTGCTCGGCTACTACGCCGGCGCGCTCGTGCCCGAGACGGTCAACCTCGAAGACCTGGCCCGCCTCATCCGCAAGGGCATGGTGGAGAAGCTCGAAGGCCCCGAGGCGAAGGCCGTCGAGAAGCAGCAGGCCGAGGCGAAGAAGGCCGAGGAAGCCGCAGCCGTGCCTGAGGACAAGGACGGCGTCGAGGCGGTCAAGGATGCCGAGGACGCCCGGAAGGCAGCCGAGGATGCCGAAGCCAAGGACGACGCCGAGGCCAAGAAGGAAGGCCGCCCGCGAGTGAAGGCGGCCGACAGCCCGCGCGGTGCGAGCACCGCAGCCAAGGGCTGAAGGCGGGTAGGCGATGACCGATCTCTTCACGATCCCGGAATTCGCCTCCTACCTGCAGCAGGACGTCGACACCTCCAGTGCCACCGTCGCGAGGCGTGTCGCGAACGGGTGGCTGCTGTCGGCGACCGGCCTGTCCGACTGGACGGTGCCGGTCGCCGACATGCTCTTCGGCTGGGGCCTGGAGCTCGCGGCGATCGCATTCCGTAACCCGGACGGCGTCTCATCCGAAGGCGTCGACGACCACAACGTCACCTGGGATCGGCTCCGGCGCGCGGAGATCCTGAAGGCCGCCGCCAACTCGCCGTTCGGGTCGGCCGGTACGCCCGTGTACTCGTTCCCCGATGCGGACTGGCACTGGAATGTCGTGCCGACCGTGAACCCGCTCACCGCATGAGCAAGTCCAGACAAGGGAGTAAGCCGTGAAGGCTGGATATACCGCTGAAGTCGGTGCGCCCGTCCTGCTGACGGCCGCAACCGCCAAGACCGTTCTGTCGGTGATCGCACCGGCGCAGTTCGGCGTCGACCTCGTCGGGTTCCGGCTGGGATTCGACGGCGTCACCGCGGCGAACACGCCGGTCGTCGTCGAGGTCGTGTCGTTCACGACCGACGGCACCGGCACCGGCGGCACCGTCGTCCAGGCGTACGGCCGCAGCATCACCGCAGGTTTCACGTCGAAGTACGCCTATACGGTCGAGCCGACGACCCCGACATTGATCGACCGGTACAGCCTCACTCCGAACGGTGGGGCGATCGTCTACGACTACCCGCGTGACCGGACCCCGGACTGCGCGGTATCCAACCTCATCGGACTCAGGCTTACCGCTGCACAGGGCGTGTCATGCAACGCCACGCTCATTTTTGAGAGGTGCTGAGTCCGTGGCCCTCACTCTGGCGCAGGGCGCACAGCTGTACGCCGACCCCGGCTATCTCGGCCGGGTCAAGTCGTCGATGCTGCGCACCGCCTACACCGTGCGCAACGAAGTCCAGGGCACCCAGTCCGTAAACGCGTGGGTAAAGCGGCGCGCGTTCGCGGTGAGGGTGCTCGGCTCCCCGGACTCGTACGTCTCGTCGTTCCTCGCCTCGCTCGCGGCCGACGGCGGGCTGTCGCTGACCTGGTATCAGCCGGTCAACATTGCCAGCAGCACGAACGCGAACCCGTCCGTGGTCACGACCGCTGTGGCGCACGGCCTGGTCGTCGGCGATGTGGTCGAGATCGCCGGGCACCTGGTCAACACCACGGTCAACGGGGTGTGGACCCTCGCCACCGTCGGGAGCACCACGACGTTCACGGTCCCCGGCCCGGCCGCCGGGGTGGGTGCTGCGACCGGAACGGCGATGAAGCAGGAGACCGACATCACCGTCAACTTCACCATCAACAACATCTTCTCGGCGATGGTCGACCTGAATCCGGTCAGCGACTGATGGCCGCGCCGAGATTCCGGTTCACGCCGTTCCCGGTCCCGGTGCACCCCGGTGACCTCCCGTTGGTCACCGCGAACGGCTACAAGTTCCGGTGCTCCGGCTGCGGCGAGCTGATCCCGGAGGGCTTCTGGGTGACCGAAACGGTCCAGGACGGCATGGTCGTCGGCTTGTCGATGCAGGTTGGTTCGGACGGTCCGATCATCCACGTGTGCGGCACGCTGTGGAAGTCCGTCCCGATCGACGGAGACGCATAGTGGCAACCCAGTACGTGATCGCCACCGGCTCCATCGCGCTCGTCGCAGCGACCGCCAAAACCTGCATCGAGATCCCGACCGGCTCGACCGCCCCGTTCCAGGTCGTCGGCATCGAAGCATCGTTCTCCGCGACCGCGGCCGGTTCGTGCGTCATGGAGTGGGGCACCTACGCCACCACCGGTACGGGTACCACGGTGACCGCGCAGAAGTACGGCATGGACCAGGGCCCGGTCGCCATCCTCGGCACGGTGAAGATCGCCAACTCGGTCGAGCCGACGACGTTCGCCCGGGGCACGCTGCCGTCCTGGGTGATTCCGCTGCCCGGCTTCTACTCGATCCTCTATCCGTACGGGCGTGAGTTCTACCGGCCGCTGTCGATCCTGTCCGCGCTCCGGCTGACCAGCACGTTGGCGTGCAACGTCCACCTGAACCTCGTCATCGAGCAGTAGATGGCGACGCAGTACGTGATCGCCACCGGCTCCATGGCCCTGACGGGCACGGTGCCGAAGACGGTCATCGAGATCCCCACCGGGGCGACGGCGCCGTTCATCGTCGTCGGCCTGGAGGTCGTCTTCGACACCGTCACCCCCGGCTCGTGCGTCGCCGAGTGGGGCACGTACGCGACGACCGGCACCGGAACGACCGCGACGCCGCTGCTGTACGGCTGCGACCAGGGCCCGGCCGCGATCCTCGGCACCGTGAAGATCAACGACAGTGCGGAGCCGACGTCGTTCGCCCGCGGCACGCTGCCCTCGTGGCTGATCCCGCTGCCCGGCATGTACTCGACATTGACCCCGTACACCCGCGAGTTCTACCGGCCCGTGTCGACCCTGACCGCGTTGAGGCTGACCGCGAGCACCGGGACGAACGTGTTCGTGAACCTCGTCATCGAGCAGTGAGGCCGTCATGCTGCTGCGCAACAACTTCTCGTCAGGTCCTGACGGCACCACCATCACGACCACCAACTCCGGCAACGGCGACGACGACGCGTTCGCGCTCGCGGTGGCAGGTGCCGGCGCGGTCCTGAAGTACGACCTTTCGCCGGACCGGCCTAGCGCGGAGTTCGTCGCCGAAATGAGCACTTCGACACCGGCGGGACAGTCGGTCGTCGCATGGGCACCCGGCGGCACCTACGCGCAGATCTGGTGCAGGCTCTACGCCTGGTACGCCGTCAAACCGAACAACGTCCAGAGCCCGCCCTTCTTCTACTGCGAGTCAAGCACGGGCGGTCAGATGTCGTTGATCGCCGTCAATTCGAGCGGCAACAGCGAAATCGTCATCGCCAACAAGGACAACACGGTCTGGGCCACCAGCACGTGGGGCATCACCGCGGGCGAGTGGTTCCGCATTGAAACGCACTTCACGTTTTCCACAACGGTGGGCGCGATCGAATGCCGCATCTACGGCGGTGACGACGTGGACACCAACAACGTCACCGAAACCGTCACCGCCACGAACTGGAACCTCGGCGGCACCGCCGCGGCGAACTTCTACGCGGGCTACCTGAGCTTCGATTCCAACCTGGAAGCACTGCGGATATCCGGGCTGGAGGTCAACAACACCGGATGGCCCGGCCCGCTGCCGTTCCACCAGAAGGCGATGCCCGGCATCCAGCCGTCCTCCATCGCCGTGCACAACGACGTGTTCTAAGGGGCTGCGATGCCGGGGCCCGGTCACGTCCTCGGCGGCGGCTTCCCGGCCAGGCCGCAGTGGATCCACCCCGGCATCGCCACCACGCCCTGGTCGGTGACGACCAATGACCTCGTAGCAGGCGCCGGCACCAGAGCCCACGGCGCGGTCACCACCGTCGCCGGCGACTGGATCGTCGTCGAGATCGTCACCGAGCACGGCATCGCGATCGACTCGGACATGACCCCGTCCGCGTCCGGCCTGATCTTCACGAAGCAGACCGACTTCGCGGGCGCGCCGACCACCGACCACGTCCGTGTCGTGCAGTGGACCGCCCCCGACGCCACCGGCGCCAGCCGGACGGTCACCATCACCGCCGGGGCGAGCGGCACCGAATACCGCTCGCACCTGACCGTCGTCCGAGGTTCGGACGGGCCCGGAACCGGCAAGGGCGGAACCGGTACCGCGCAGACCGTCTCGGTCACCCGCCAGCGGGGCAGCTCGGCCATGTTCATGGCCGTCGGCGACTGGTCCGCCGGTGCGGTAGGTTCACCCGCCTGGATTCCCGGCGGGGCCACCGTCGCGTCGGAGGTCGGCACCGGCGCCACGTACATCTTCGGCCGATGGGACGCCTCCGGCGATCCGGCCACGGCATCGCACGGCATCACCAGCCCGGCCTACACCACACCGGGCGTCGCCGTCCTGGAGATGCTCGGCCACATCTTCAGCCCGGCCGCATCCGCGCAGCCGCTCGTCGTCACACCGCCGTTCGCCTGGCCGCCGGCGCCGAGGGCCGCACTGTTCGGCCCGGGCGCAGCGACCGTCGTCACCGCCGCCAGCCCGCAGCCCCTCGTCGTCACCCCCGACCCGGCAGTGCCGGCAGTGCCCGGCGCGCAGCTCTTCGCCAGTCAGCCGCTCGGCAACCCCGCCGTCGGCAGTCCGCAGCCGCTCGTCGTCTCCCCGGCGCCGTTCACCTGGCCGGTCGTCCCGCCGTCGAGCATCACCGCCTCCCAGCCGCTCGGGAATCCGGCCGCCGGTTCACCCGACCCGCTCGTCGTGTCGCCGCCGTTCGTTCCCGCACCAATCCCCGGCGCGCTGCTGTTCGGCCCCGGAGCGGCCCCGGCCATCGTCTTCACCGCGACTCCCGGCCCGTACGTCGTCTCCCCGGCGCATGTCGTCGTACCGCCGCCATCGGTGCGGATGTCCACCCCGACCGCAGTCGCCACCACCACCGGGGTGCTGCTCGTCACGCCCCCGTTCGTTCCGGTTCCGATCCCCGCGGTGTCGGTCACCGCGTCGCAGCCGCTCGGCAACCCAGCGGTCGGATCGCCGCAGCCGCTCGTCACCGGCTCGCCGTTCGCCTGGACTCCGATACCCGGGGCGAAGACCAGCGGAAACCCGGCCACTCCGGCCGCCGTGTTCACCGCGACGCCGGGCCCGCTCGTCGTCACCCCGCCGTACCTCGTCGCACCGCCCACACCGGCTCAGGTCTTCTCGCCGACCTCGGTATCGACCACCGCCGGCGCACTGGTCGTCACGCCACCGTTCACCGCGGTACCGGTCCCCGGCGCGCAGATCTCCGCCAGCCAGCCTCTCGGCAACCCCGCCGTCGGCACCCCGCAAGTCCAGGTCGTCGGCCCGCCGTTCTCGGTCGTCCCGGTTCCAGGCGCCCACCTGGCCGGCCCCGGCGCACCGGCCGCCGTCATCTCGACCACGACCACCCCGGCACCGCTCGTCACCACCCCGCCATTCGTTCCGGGTTGCCGAGCAGCTGACTCGTCGTCGGACCGGCGTTCACCCTCGCCCCGGTCCCCGGTGCACGCGTCTTCGCCAACCCGGCCGCACCCGCGGTCGTCGCCACATCGACGCCCGGGCCGCTCGTCGTCACCCCGCCGTGGCGGCCGGTGCCGATGCCGAAGACGTACCTGTCGGCGAGCTACCCGCTCGGCCGGCCCGCCGTGCGCTCACCGCAGCCGCTCGTCGTCGGTCCGCCGCAGCGCTGGCCCGTCTGGACCGCATCGCTCATCACTGCACCGGCGCCCATCCCGGTCGTCGTGCACTCCTGCTCCACCCCGCGGCCGTCGACCGGCACCACCACCCGACCCGGCACCGGCGTCACCACGTATTCACTCGCGACCACCGCCCGGCCGGCCGGCGGGACGACCGCCCGTCCGAATACGGGGACCACCGAGGACCCGTGCTGAGGAGGTGGGCATGTCCGCCACCTCCATCACGATGCGCGGCCGCGCCGCTGCCGAGGCGCTGATGCTCGACGCCGTCACGATCGCCCGCACAGGATCGAGCACCGACCCGGACACCGGCGTCGTCACCCCGACGCAGAGCACGCTGTACACCGGCAAGGCGAAGATCCAGCAGCAGGCGGCGTCTGCATCCCCGACGCCGGTGGGTGAGGCCGAGGTGTTCGTCGCGCAGGTGGAGGTCCACGTCCCCATCACGGTCACCGGGATACGCCCCGATGACCTGGTCACCGTCACCGCCTCAGCCCTCGATGCCGACCTGGTCGGGAAGACGTACCGGGTCCGCGGAGTCGCGGACAAGTCGTTCCTCACTGCTCGCCGGCTCGCTGTGATCGGGGTGAGCGGGTAATGGGCGCGAAGGCGCACGGCCTGAGGGGGCTCAACGCCGACCTGAAAAAGGCGGTCAAGGAAGCGCGACCGGCGGCTAAGAAGATCGTCGGCAAGGGCAGCCTCAACATCAAGCGGCACGCCCAGAAGATCATCAAGGGTGCGGGCCGCCGCGGCTACCTCCCGCACTATCCACGCTCGATCACCTACGAGGTCAAGGCCTCCGGCACGCTCGTGTCCTCCGAGATCGGGCCCGAGTCGACGAAGTTGCAGGGCGGCCTCGGCCGGCTGCTGGAGAACGGCAGCGTCAACAACGCACCCATCCCGCACCTCAGCCCGGCGCTGGACGCCGAGGAGCACGTCTTCTACGGCTACATGGAAGACCTCGGCGAGAGCTTGCTGGAGGGCAAGACGGTCGACGGCCCCGCGGTCGACCCCGGGGGCGGGTAGTGCCCACCGACGGCCTCGACCAGGCCATCATCTCCGCCGGCCTGGCGCTGCTCACCGCCGACGTCCAGCTCGTCGTCTTCGACGGCGTCGTGCCGAACCCGACGCCGACCCCGCCCTACGCGGTCGTGTACTCGACGATCAGTCGCCCGAGCGAAGACCCGGACAACTCCGCCAACGGCAGGACCAGCGTGTGGGTCGCCCGGTGGATCGTGCACTGCGTCGGCAGCACCGCCTCAGCCTCGCGCGCGGTCGCGCAGCGCGTGCGGACTCAGCTCCTCGACGTCCGGCCCGTCGTCTCCGGCCTGTCGTGCGGGCTGATCCGCATGGAGGACGACACCCAACCCCCGCAGCGGGACGAGAGCACAGGCGTGCTCGTCATGGACTCCGTAGCCACGTACCGCCTTCGTGCGACTTCCTGACAAAACCAAACAGTCTCCGCCCTCGGCGGACCGTCCTATTTGGAGGTTCGCCGATGGCGGCCATCCCCTTGTCCGTGCCGTCGCCGGGTACCGGCACCGTCGTCACGGCCACCACCCCCTCGGCATCGGACACGATTGCCGCGTCGCTGCTCGGTGATCAAGGTTGCGTCCTGCGCATCCAGACGGCCGGCACCGGATCGAACATCACCATCTCCGACGCCGGCACCACGCCGGCCGGCAGTGCGACGACGGCGACGGCGGTAACGCAGGCCGCGACGCAGATCCGGTCGGTGTTCATCTCGCCGAAGCGGGCGGACCTGGTCACCGGTCTCGTCACGATCACCTCGTCGTCGCAGGCGACCATGACCTACGAGCTGTACCCGGCATGAGCGACGAGCGCGTCTGGCTGACGCACCCCGAGCACGGCGGCTCCTTCCACTGCCCGGCCGAAGCGGTCGAGGCGTGGGCGGAGATGGGCTGGGAGCCCGCCGAATCGCCGCCCGAAGAACACAACCCGGTCATCGCGGAGAACCTCGCCGCCCGGGCGGCCGAGGAGCAGGCGCGCGCCGAGGCGAAGCCCAAGCCCAGGTCGAAGACCTGGAGCAAGACCGACGCCGACACCACGCCTGAAGGGAACTGACCGTGGCTGACATTGTGGTGGACGGCTTTACGCGCGTCGCCTACGTCCCGACCATCGCCAACATCGCCGCACCCACGACGACCGAACTGAACGCCGGCATCCTGCTCCAGTCGGTGATGACGCCCGACGGTCTGACCGGCTTCGAAGCCACGACCGCCGACGTCGACAACAGCGCGCTGAACTCGACGTTCAACACCGTCACGATCGGCCGGGACTCGTTCTCCGGCACGAAGCTGACGTTCAAGAAGCAGGCCACCGGCGACACCACCTACACGACCCTGACGCGCGGTACGGCGGGATACATCGTGGTCCGCCGGTACATCGACAACGCCACCGCCTGGACGACGGCACAGGTCGTCGAGGTGTTCCCGGTCATCTTCGGTCAGACCCGCAACCTCGCCCCGACCGCCAACTCGGTGACGAAGTGGGAAGTCGACACGAAGATCTCGGCTACGCCGAACATCCGCGCCGCGGTCGCGTAAGCCCCGAGCGGGAAGCCGGGCTCGGTGGCCCTTGCCCGGCTTCCCTTCAACCACAAGGGCCACGAGATGAAGGGCCACAATGGACGCGATAGAAGCCGCGGAGAAGATCCGCAACGGGAAGCTTCGTACGGGCACGTACGACGTGTGCCTCGACGAGTCCCTCATCGAGGAGTACGAAGCGCTCATCGAGGAACGCGACGCCGCACGCGACGCGGACCGCAACTCCCTCGCTGCCGGCTCCACCGCCGAACTCGACGCACGGATCGGCGAGCTGCTTGAGCGGATGCAGGAAGCGACGCTGACGCTGAAGTTCCAGGCGCTGTCCCGGCCGAGGTTCCGGCAGCTCGTCACCGCCTACCCGCCGCGGACCGACGAGAACGGGAAACTCACCCACAGCGAGGACGTCATCGGGGTGAACTTCGACGCCTTCTACGAGCGGATCATCCCGCTCGTGCTGGTGGAGCCAAAGCTCGACCCGGCCTCGCTGAAGCTCCTCATCGAGGAGCACCTGACGGATCGGCAGTACCAGGAACTCACCGACGTCGTCTGGAACCTCAACCGGGGGAAGGTGGACCTCCCTTTCTCCTCGACCGCCTCAACGGCGACGCGGAACTCCTCGCCGAGGTAGAGGCGGCCGAACGGCTCGGCATCTCGCTGAAACGCTTCCGCGGCTGGGAACCGACCACCACCCACCGACGCAGGGGTCTGGTCACCACATCGACGGTGGGCGCCGAATGGGACGAGCAGGAGCAGGGCTGGATGCTCGCCCTCGGCCTGCATCGGATGACGCGCTGCCGCTCGTGCGGCGGCGACGTGCGGGTGACGACGGCGTCTGAGAACGAGGGCAAGTTCAAGCCGGGCCTGCCGCTGGAGTGCTACCGGTGTCAGGCCTTCGAACGCTCCCACGAGGCGTACAAGGACCAGCCGCACGCGTCCAGCATGATCCACATGGTGCCGATTCGGCCGAAGAGGTGATCAGTGCGTAAGGTCTCCGTCGGTCTCGAAGCGGACATCGCCGGGTTCGTCGGCCCGATCGGGCTGGCGTCGGAGAAGCTCGAGAAGCTCGACGACAAGGTCGAGTCCCTCGACCGGTCGCTGAACAAGATCCCGCTCGACGCGATGAAGGCCGGCGCAGCGATGAAGCTGCTCTCCGGCGACATCAACGACGTCGGCACGAACTTCCAGCGAGTGGGCGACCGGTCCACCGCCATGACCGTGCTCGACGCGCGGATCAAGAACACCCGCGCCGAGGTGAAGAAGCTCGGCGAGGAGTTCGTCAAGACCGGTGACGTCGACGTCTTCAAGCGGCTCAACAAGAGCTCCGGCGACCTGAACCTCCTCACCAACCTGCGCAAGAGCCTCTCGAACTCCGTCGAGCGTGGGCTGAAGGACGGGGTGAAGAGCGCCGGACCGGAGGCGGCGAACACCTTCACGCAGCTGTTCCAGGGCGGCATCATCAAGGCCTTCTCCAACCCGTACGTCGCCGCGGCGGCGGCGGCGCTCGCGGTCGGGCTCGGCGCGTTCATCGGTGCGGCGATCGGCGGCGCGATCATCGCCGCCGGGTCACTCGGCGTCGTCGGTCTCGGGGTTGCCGGCGCGGCCATGCAGGCCAAGCAGGTCGGCGCCGCCTGGTCTCAGGTCATCGACGATATCCAGGCGAAGTGGATGGGCGCGTCGAAGAACTTCATCGAGCCGCTCATCGCCGGCGCGGGCATCGTCCGCAAGGTGCTCGGCGACCTCCGCCTCGACGCCATGTTCGCCAAGGCGGCGACGTTCATCGGGCCGCTGTCGGAGGCCGCGGCCTGGTTCGCCCGCAACGTCATCAACGGCGTCGACGCGCTCGTGCAGAAGGGCGGCCCCGTCATCGAGGTGCTCCGCCAGGAGCTGCCCGAGGTCGGACAGGCCATCTCCGACGCGCTCACCAACATCGCCGGCGGGAACAAGGGCGCCGCCGACGGGCTCCGGGACACCTTGAACCTGCTCGAGTTCGTGATCCGCGAAGTCGGCGTCGTCGTGCGCACCACGGAGGACATCTACCACGCGTTCGTGCACGCCCGGGATGCTGTCGGCGACTTCTTCCACTTCCTCGACGAGAACGTCTCCCACGTCTTCGCGCTCGCCGATGCGGTGTCGAACTTCTGGCCGGACGCCGACGTCGAGCACCACATCACCAAACTCCACGAGGCGGCGACCGCCACCGACGCCGCCGGGGCGGCGACGAAAGGCCTCGGCATCGTCGCGCTCGCCGCTGGTGAGGACTTCAAGACCCTCTCCTCCCAGATCGGCCAGACGGCGCAGACCGCCGACGTGCTCGCCGCGTCGATGGTGAACAAGATCTTCACCGCGACCATGGCCGTCGACCAGGCCGCGATCGGCTGGAACCGGTCGCTGCTCTCCGTCGGCGAGACGATCGAGAAGAACGGCCGCGCGGTCGACAAGCACACCGGCCAGATCGCCATGAACACCAAGGCCGGCCTCGACAACCGCGCCGCCATCCTCAGTGCCGTCCAGGCGAACATGCAGCAGTACCAGTCCTTCATCGCCGCCGGCGGCTCCGCAGAAGACGCTGCGGCCGCGTACGACTCCAACACCGCGGCACTGGAGAAGCAGCTGCGCCAGCTGGGCTATAACCAGCAGCAGATCGACGGCCTGATCGGCAAGTACAAGGGGATCCCGAAGAACGTCAACACGATGATCGCGATGCAGGGGTTGACGGACGCCATCAACGGCCTTGCCGACCTGATCCGGCTGACCAACCACATTCCGCTGAGCAAGGTCATCGTCATCACCACGACCTACCGGACCAACGGCACACCGCAGCAGGGCCACAGCCGCTACCAGAACGAGCTGCACGGCGGCATCCTGCGCGCGGCCGAGGGTCTCATCGTCCCGCCCCGCGATCCCGGCACGGTGCTGTTCGGCGAGCCGGCGACCGGCGGCGAGGCGTACATCCCGCTGCAGGGCATCCCGCAGTCCCGGGCGATGAGTCTCGCCCAGACCGTCGGCGACAACTACGGCTTCCAGGTCTCCCGCTCCGGAGGTGGCTGGGGCAGCGGGCCGATGAGTGTGACCATCAACTTCGGCGGCAACGTCGACGGCTTCATGGCCACCGCCTTTATGAAGGCGGTCCGCACCGACCAGATCCAGATCTCGGTGCGCTGAGGCGTGACTGCGACCATCGCGTCGAAGCTGGAGTTCGCGTTCGGCGCCGACCTGACCGTCAACTCCGGCTCGTGGACGTACACGGACGTCTCCACGTACGCACTCGGCCAGGCCAGTGTCAGGTTCGGGCGGCTCGACGAAGCCTCCACGACCGGCCCGGCCACCCTGCAGATCCGGCTGCGCAACACCGACGGCCGGTTCACCCCGCACGGCACCTCCTCTCCGACGTGGCCGTACATGCGCCGCCAGACCCCGGTCCGGTACTCCATCAACCCGGGCACCGGCTCCGTGCAGGTGTTCCAGGGCTTCGTCGACGAAGTCTCCCCGAACTGGCCGGCCGGCAACTCCAACTACGCCGAGGTGCTGATCACCGCGTCGGGTGCGCTGCGCCGACTCAGCCAGGGCTCCCCGGTGCTGCGGTCGGCGATCTACCGCTCGACGGTCGCCGCGCATCCGCAGCTGTACGCGCCGATGGAAGAGGAGTCCGGGGCGACCCAGTTCGCGACGCAGGGCTCCCGGACGAAGGTGCCGGTACTCCGCGGCGGCACCGTCAGCTTCGGCGGCGACAGCACCCTGCCCGGCTCTGCGCGGGCGGCCACGCTCAGCAGCACCTCCTACCTGTCGCTGGAGGCGTCGGCGGGGAAGTACACCGGGCAGTGGCAGTTCGACTGGTTCATGAAGTTCCCGGCCGCGCCGGCCGCCGAGACGATCGTGATGCGGGTCTACACATCGACGTCGTACATCATCGACGCCGTCTACGGCGGCGCCAACTGGGGTCTGCGGGTCTACGACAACAACGGCACGGCCGCCACCACGGCCATCTTCGGCCTGCCGCCGGGCCTCAACGCCGACTGGTGG